CACCAACCGACTGGGTGGAACTCACAGCGTCATGCGGGCGCTGCGAAAATCAGGACAGCGTCAGCGTGCCGGCAGCCAAGTACGCCGAGTGGCGAGCCGGCGGATACATCTCATGGGTTGTCCGTACCCTGTCGCCGCAGCAACGCGACATCCTGATCGGATCCGACACGACGCGGCCGTTTCCGTACTACCTGTGCAAGACCTGTTGGGATCTGACCTTCGAAGGAGAAGACAAATGATCATCACCGTAGGGTTCGCCGGCATCGTGTTCGGTGCCGCCATCGGATACCTCGTCCGCGATGTGGTGGCGTACCGTCCACCATCTCGACGCAAGAGGGTTGTCCTTGACCGGTACTGGCGGTCCTGGCCTGCGACGATTCGAGAGCTTAGAAAGATGACCCACAACTAGCGTGTTGCTAGTGGGACAGCATCGCTAATGGGTAGGATGTTTACTGTATGATCAGCCTCGCGCCCCCGTCCCGTTCGTTCACCTACCCTTTCCGAGGGGGGCGGGGGCGCACCACCGAAAGGGTTCCGCAATGACCGAACAGACCACTTCTGATGGTCGACCTGTTTTGAAACTCGTCGACCCTGAACACGAAGCGAAGCCTGAGGTTCGGTACGCCGACGCTCTCTTCGAGATCTCCCGCGCACACACCGCGCTGGCCGAAGCCAACGAGCGGGCATTCGTCGCGTACTCCGACATGATCCACGGGGAGACCGAAGATGAATAACCTACCCGCATGGGAGAGCGTGTCGGAACTGCGTGACGTACCGCAGGACGCTGCCCGTCAGATGATCCTGAATGCGGAGCAGCAGTGCGCGCCACTTGGGGCGCGCCTGCGGTCTCTAGCAGCGCATCCAAAGCAGGCGAACTGGTCGACCCTGGCGCGGCTGGTCGAGTTGATCGAGCAGGCATACGTTCTTGCTGTAGAGTCCGAACTCGATGAGTGAGGACCGCCTGTTCCTACCGTCCTTCCACGACCTCGAGAAGACGCTGAAACGTCTACAGCCTCGAGATCGCATGCGGATGCGGACGATGCTTGACCGAGACCTACAGGAACTGAGGTCGGAACTGTCCGATGCACGCGAGGACGATGTCGCTGCTCTGGTGAATGGCGGCTCGAACAGTCAGGCTGAGGTCGGACGCTGGGCCGGCGTGAGCCGGTCCCGCGTCGCAAAGATTCTGCGGGCACGCGAACATCGGTTGCGGACGACTGGTTCTATCTGATATATCTGATATCTGATGATGGCCCCGAGGGCCATCTTCTGATATCTGATAAGGATCCCCGATGGATGTCACAACCCTTCTCTAAGGTGTGGGCATGATCGAACACAGGTTCCGACAGTCCTGGTTGAATACCTTTCTGGCCTGCCCTGAGCAGGCCCGCACGCTTCGCAACAAGACCGCCACCGATGTGGCTGGTAGCAAGATGGTGCGGGGCACCGTCGTCCACGCAGCCATCGAAGCGGCCCTGCATGCACGCATGGCTGGCGAAGAGCTGACCTACGAAGACGTTCTCGAGGTCTTCCACATGGAATGGGACAACCATGTAGACGACATTCAGAAGTGGAACAAGGAAGCGACTACCGCCGAGTCGACGGTCGCTCTCGCCGTACAGATGCTTTCGGTCTGGTACGAGCAGGTGTTTCCGTACCTCGACCCTGTGGGTATCGAAACTCCGTTTGAGTTCATCCTCCACGAGGACGAGAACCGTCGCATCTTCTTGCACGGCACCCGCGATCTCGATGAACCGAACCTGACCTGGGATTGGAAGACGGGCCAGCACGACGCCCCGTGGTTGGTTCGTCGCAACGACCTGCAGTCGATGATCTACACGCTGGCCCGCGCCCGCGAGCGTGGTGACTTGGAGTCGCCGCAACCGTTCAGGTTCTGCTATCTCACCAACGGTGAGCTTGAGATCATTGATGTCACACGCACCCCTCAGGATTGGGCTGCGTTGGTTCCGATGTGCAACAGCATCGCCGACCTGATCGAAGCGCGGCTGCCGTCATGGCCGATGCGCTACGATGGTTGGAAATGCTCAGACGACTGGTGCCCGAACTGGGCGGCATGTCGTGGGAAGCACTTGGGTGTCGGCACACGGCCGGCGAACTGGTAACCCGAAAGGGAAGGAGCAATACGAAATGCTAACTGACAGGGACACATCGATTATCGCTCAGGTGGCAGCCAAAGTGGCTGGATCTGTGTGCATGGGCAAGGGTGCAGAAGGGATGGTCGACTACTTCGCCGTTGAGGAAGCGGTTTTCAACAGCATCATTGACCGCGTTGGGGGCGCCGAGATTGTGGTAGCATCGCCTGCGGTCGCTGCAGCGCCAGCACCAGCGGCAGCTGCGCCTGTCGAGCAGGTGCAGGCAGCGTTCCCAGGCGCCGAGATAGTGGCGGCACCTGGTGCGGACATCTCGCCGCCGGCTCCGCCAGCGCCACCCGCTCCTACGGCGGCGAAGCCGGCGCGGGGTGCCCGCAAGCCCGTCCAGCGCGACGAGAACGGTTTCGTCACTGATGGTCGGCAGGCCGCATGGAACGTCGCGTTCCTGTGTGCTGGCACGAAGACCGACGACGGCAAGGTCATCGTGTTTGACAACAAGCGCAAGAAGGAGTCGGGCGAGTGGAAGGCCACCGCAGCGGACTTCAACATCTCTGAGGCGGGCGCAGCGAAGTACGGTCTCGGCGACAAGCGCATTGGGTTGTGGCTGTCGGACGCACCGACCCATATTCAGGCCGGCGACGGCAGCATCCATGTCTTCAACGTGGAGGACATGCACGCACGGTGCGGATCGTGACGCGCCCAAAACGAGTCACCCTTTTCGGACTCTTCGCCTTATTCGTCGGGTGCATTGCCGCGGCTAACTGGGCATTAGAGCGGTGGGGCATCGTAGGAATAGGGTTCGGGCTGATGGCGCCTGCTGGTGTCTACTTTGCCGGCGCGACCTTCGGTGTCCGTGATGCGCTTCACGACATTGGGGGTCGGTTGCCGGTCATGGCGGCCATTCTCCTGGGTGGTGGCGTTTCACTTTGGACTGCACCAAGCTTCGCCGCCGCCTCAACGGCAGCATTTCTCATTTCGGAAACCGCCGACTTTGCCGTCTACGACCCCATGCGTAGGTCATCGTGGCCCGCAGCCGTGATTGTGTCCAACATTGTTGGTGCCATCGTAGATTCTCTGCTATTTCTAACCTTGGCGTTTGGTTGGGTGGCCGCAAAGTCAGGGTGGGTGGATCTGACCATCGGGAAAATCTACCTAGTTCTTCCCAGCGTTTTATTGGTCGGCGCTCTTCGCCGTGCTGTATCTCGCAACGCCTAGCACAGAGCAGATTCGTGATGCGATGCGCTCCAGCAGGCTGGGAATGATCATCACCCCCGAAGGATCCCACAACACCATCCCTGGCGTTCCGTGGTGCGCCGACAATGGGTGCTACACCCTTGGAGATCGGTTCAATCCCGACAAATACAAACGGTTTCTGGACAGAAAATGGAATGACGATGTCCTGTTTGCTACGGCACCCGATGTTGTGGGTGACGCTAAAGCCACGTTGGAACGCTCGGAGTCATGGTTCGATGAGCTTTCTTCGAGGGGATACCCGCCCGCTCTCGTCGCTCAAGACGGCGTCGAGAACATGATGGACGAAATCCCGTGGGACCAGATACGCGCCTGGTTTATCGGCGGTTCAACGGCATGGAAAGAGTCCGCTGACGCCGCCGATTGTGCCACCGAGGCGTTGAAGCGAGGGTGCCACCTACACATGGGGCGCGTCAACAGTTTCCGCCGACTGCGTCTGGCAGCAGCTATTCGCTGCGACACGGTTGACGGCAACTTTCTGGCATTTGGACCGACCATAAACTTGCCGAAACTGTTGGGGTGGATGAACTTCATCGATTTTCAACCAACTTTTGATTGGGTCGAGTGATGGAAGACTTGCCGGCACCATTGTCGCCTGAGCAGATCGAGCAGCGGTTACGGGAAGCGGCCTCCGACGGGGAGGCTGCTCCCGCAACCGACTACAGGTACATCGAACCGACCTCCACGGCGTTCGATTCGTTCGTCGACTACGTCCGCAACGACGAGGGTCGGTTCCTGCTCGGCTTCCCAGAGGTCGACCTCGCCATGCGTGGCCTCGCCAGAGGCGAGATGCTCCTGGTTGTGGGCCACTCGCACAACGGCAAGTCGCAGGTGCTGTACAACTCGATCATCACGGCACTGTTGAACACCAACGCCCACATCCTGCTGTTCTCGCCCGACGAGCCACGCGAACTCATCGCACAGAAACTCCACTGTCTGGCATACGGCCGCAACGGCGAAGAACTTGAACAGCAGATCAAGGACGGCAACCAGACCGTCCTCGACGAGGTCCGAACGGCATCCAAGACGCTGTTCAACAGGATCCTCATCAACGACGCAGCGTTGACGTTCAGCCAGATGGGCGACGCATTCAAGGAAGCTCAGGACTACTGGCAACGCAACCCCGACTTCGCCATGGCCGACTACCTCGAACTACTACCAGGCGAATCCGACCACAACGGCGTGGTCGCCAAGGCGCAGGGTTTGAAACGGTGGTGCAAGGAAGTGTCTGTGCCGCTCGCTGTCGTGCATCAGGCTGGCCGTGGATCTGGAGACCGGCACAAACCGTCAACGATCACGGCCGGCAAGTTCGGTGGCGAGCAGGAAGCGTTGGCGGTACTTGGCGTGTACCGGCGACGCGACGACCCGTCGCTGTCCTATGTGGAGAAGTGCTACCACTCGGTGTCGATCAACATTCGGGTCAACAAGAACAAGCGGCCTCCGAACCGGCTCGGCGACTTCGAGTATTTCATCTGCCCGCACACCGGCCAGATACGCGAGTACAGGGACGACGACATCCCTCCCGACGACAGGTACATGCGGTGACTGATCGTGTCGCCATCGGCGACAAGTTCTGCCACCTGTTCCGAGGCAACGCCCTCGCCAAGGAGACACCTGATGGAGACTTCCGCCCGTGGCGCGGCGAGGATGGCACCCCAATGCCGGCCAAGGGTCCAGTCTTCGAGGAAGCGATCCACAACCACCTGTGGGGGCCATACCGCCTGGGGGTATACCCGCTGATGGAGGTCGAAGGATCTCCGAGTTGCAACGTCGGCTGGCTCGCCGTCGATTGGGACGAAGGCGACCCGTCGTATGTCCACGCCGTCAACGTGCAGGGATTGTTGACCCAGCTCGGCATCCCGTCGTGGGTTGAGTCTTCCCGATCCAGAGGCTTCCACCTGTGGGTATTCCTGAAAGAAGACATTCCTGCTCAGATGGGCCGCAACGCCATGTTCGCTGCATGCCAGATAGTTGAAAGCCCCACCAAAGAGGTGTACCCGAAACAGGTCACGATGCCCGCTAAGGGCTTCGGCAACGGAATACGCCTACCATATGCACAGAACCGCCCTGAAGGCCGTCAGGAGGCTGTACGGGGCTCTGAGAGCAACCTGTGCTTGGAGGAGTTCACCAACGAAGCGTTCGATTCGATGGTGAACCGTCAACAGATCGTCAAACTGGCCTCCCTGTACCAACCGCCGGCATCAAACAGACCTCTACACACCCCGAAGTTCACCCACACCGGCACGAAGATCGGTGCCGACTTCAAAGCCGTAGCCAGAGACATATGGGACCAAGGTCCAACGCATGGTGACCGCAGCCTCGCACTGTTCTCGTTTGCCTGCTCCCTGTTCAGGCAGAAGTACACGCCAGACGCCGTGTACGAGTGGACCCGCCAGTGCGACCTCAAATGGGGGCAGAAGTTTGCTGCCCGAGGCGAAAGCGGAGAGAAGCAGTTACGCAAACTGGTTGATGACGCAGCTATCAAGATGGGACGATGACATGATGGACTTTACCCACTGGTTGAAGTACGGAATCGAGCAGAACTTTTGCGGTCCTGCAGTGTGCAGCACACATGACGGTATCCCGATGACAGACCTGGAAGAAGCAGAGCTTTGGGACGGCGGCGAACCATGCGTCTTTGTTATCCGACCGTATGTCGACCTTGCCGAAAAACGCGAAGTCGAAGCAACCCATTTACCGTCGAACTGGCGAAAGCCCCGATGAGTAGGAAGCGGAAGGTTCCCCACCACCAGAAGAAGAAGGGCGGCAGGTACACCCCGCCGACCCCCCGAGGGTTTCGTTGACGTACCGATTCACCATCCCTGGCCGACCCAAGTCGAAGAGCCGGCCACGGTTCGCACGCGGCCGCGCCTACACCGACAAGAAAACCCTCGACGCCGAAAAACGCGTCGCCGAACTATACAAAGGAC